TGCTTTCCCTTATCCGAACGGCGTGCTAGACTATAGCGCATAATCTTAGCGCAACCGTATCAAGAACCGCAAGGCCCGGACGCCCCCATGCCCCCCGTCCCTGGCGAAAGAGTACTACCCCTGCGGATGGTTTATAGGGTCTCTATAGGCTTTTGGGCAATACTTGTGCAATATTAGACAGATTGGGTACTTAGGATTCTCGGGAATATGGGTAGGAATAATTATTTGCGCAACCCTGTTGACAAATTGAAGGGGTTTATGGTATAATACTGGCGTGCCCCGCGTAATTATAACCATTGAAGGGATAGGTACGCCCTTGGGGGGTGCGAAGAGGAGTGCTAATGCCACAGAAGAAGAATGACAACCTGATATATCCAGGAAAGACCATGAGCGGGGCGAGGGACAGAGAAGAAGCCGAAGAGGCTGTCGATGTACCGGGGGGTGCCTCAGCGCGCCCGAGCCAAAGGATTAATGTCTCTAACTTGCCCAAAGAGTTGCTGAATAAGGTCAAGGCATCCATCAAGGAGGTCTTTAGGTTCCCCGCTGACATCGGAGAGCGGATAAGGGACAAGGGCCTTGAGCATTACGACCCGTCTGCGGGGATGGACGAGGATAAGCGGCCCACTCCGGAGAACGTTCATAAGATGCTTGAGTCGAGGAAGAATAAGCCTAAGCAGAAGATTCACCTGAAGCAGACGTTTAAGCATACGACCAAGAAAGAGATTAGGGAGGACTAAATGGGTAGCGGGGACCATAAGCATGTTGATTACGTGCCAGTGTTTGAGTATGGACTTAGGGTGCGCGGCCCGATTGCGGCCCTGGGCTCAGGGATTACGTTTAAGTCGTTGGTCGCAGAGGATACCGACTCCGATACGAATGATGTCCTATTGACCGGGCTTACCGATGGGTATGGGCTGTTGGTGGTTAGTGAGACTACGGCTGGGATTACGGCTATCTTTAGGGTTGACTATCACACCCCAACCATTATCTCTGCCGATGCGGCCTTTACCATTGCTAAGGATACCGCCAGCAAGTTTAATGTCTATTGGGAGACCGACCAGTTCAAGGTGCAGAACAAGGCTGGGAATAACAGGCACATCACGGTTGGATTCTTTGGAGTCTAATGCCTAACAAGCCCCTTGATGAAGAATCCCCCCTGACGCTGAAGCAGAGGAGATTCATTAAGCGGATTACCGAAGGGAAGACCCCCTCTGAGGCCGCATCCCTGTCTGGGTATGGGCCGTCTTATGGGAACTTCCTTTACCGTCAGCCGAACATCAAGAGGGCTATTATAGTTGCCATGGAGAAGGCGGGGTTGTCCGATGCGTTGCTGGCCCAGAAGTTGAGAGAGGGTCTTGACGCTATGGTTCCGCCCAGGAAGGACGGCGGGAAGTTATATCCTGACCATTTTGTCAGGAAGCAGTTCTTAGTGGAGATTTTTAAACTCCGAGGGGACTACGCCCCAGAGGAGAAGGTTAATACAGAGAAGCACGTTATTCAGTTGGTTCTGGGGCCAGGACTTAAAAGCGCCCTTAAAGACGCCCTGTCTCCTGAAGAGGCTGATTTTCTAGACGCAGAGATTATCGAGGAACATGAATCAGAAGATGCTGTTCAATCTGCAGAACCAGGACTGGTGGAAAGAGAAGTGTCTGACCGACCTCTTCTTCCTATGTCGTGTAGTTCTGCAGACCCAGGAAAGTAACGACGACAAGGAATCCGAGTACCCGGTTTACGGGTATAGGGACTTGTGGAAAGATACTCACAAGACTATCTGCGACTTTGTCAGCGCTAATGCTAAGCCTCGGCAGAAGGTTATGTTGCTTACTCCTCGAGGTTGGGCTAAGTCATATCTAGTTACAGTCGGGTGGGTTATCCAGCGGCTTCTGAGCAATATCATACGTGACCGCCGGGAAAGAATCCTTATCGCCAACGCCACTCGCAATAACGCCGAGATGTTCCTTGACAGGATTAAGTTTAATCTGGACAAGAACGAGTTCTTGAGGACCATCTTTTCGAATGAACTTCATGAGAATATGGAGAAGGAATCCGAAAGATGGACCGTTAACGAGATTAAGGTTCACGGAAACCTCATTACCATAGGTTCCGTTGAGGGGAACTTGGTCTCTCAGCATTATCATGTCATTGTTCATGACGACTTGGTCAATGAGGCCAACGTTGCTACCGCCGCCCTGATTGCTGGCACTATCAGATGGTGGAGGTTGGCAATGGCCCTCTTAGAGTCCAATGGTGTAGCCTTTATGCTAGGGACCAGATGGTCGCCAGATGATTTATATGGGTTCTTTATCAGGGAGTTCGTGGAGCCGCCGAAGGATTATTGGATTGGCAAGACAATCGCTGTGCATCATAATGAAAATTATCATCTGATGCAGATGGACTGCTGGGAAGACCCTATCCTTGAAACAGGGTCAACCTATCCCACGAAATACCCAGAAGAATTCCTTCTTGAGCAGAAGAAACTGCTCGGGGACGACTTTCCTGGGCAGTATAGGAACCACCCGACAGCCAAGGGGCGCAGTCCGTTCAAGAGAGAGTGGATTATTCGCTGGGACCCGAAGACCAAGCCGGTCACTGTCCACACCTACATGCTTATTGACCCTAGCGGCAAGGCCAAGGAAACATCGGATGCCACTGGTATAGTTGTGGCCGACGCCGCGTCGGATAACAAGGTTTATATTACCTATGGACGACAGCATATGATTACAGACAGGGCGCTTGCCGAGTGGATTCTTGACAATGCCTTGATGTTCGCCCCAGACGAGATTATCATAGAAGATAATAAGTTTAACGTTATTTATGAATTACTTCAGTTGCTAATCCCCAGGTGGATTCTCCGCCATGAAGGATTAACTGAAGAGCAGATGGAATTCATCGAGAGCGTTCCGATTCGTCTCCGAGAGGCCAAGCCCAGGGGGCGCAAGAAAGAAAATAGAATTGGAAATACGGCTGGTCTATATGAGGCCGGAGTTATCTTGTGGCCGGTTCGTGGAGCCGAGGACCTCGAGGCGGAGTACAATGCGTGGCCGTCCCTCGTTGACAACGTTCTTGATGCTTTTGCTTATTTGCCAGACTTCTTGGTATTTCCCTCGCCAGAAGAGCCGGCAAAGTTAGATAGACTTCACATGTCAGCCGAAGACAATGAAAAAGAAGAATGGGAGCAGTACCCAGAGGAGCATTGGATTAACTCGGGCAAGATGCTCGAGCCAAGCGCCATCTGGTAAGAAGGAGTTGCGGAGGCGAACTTGCTAAGTATTTTACATGCTGTTTTAGTATTGCTGATGTTTTTATATCTGATTTATCGGATTGAATTCCTCGAGCGCGCCGGAAGGGAAGAGAGAACAGAACTTCTCGACAGGCTGATGTCGCGGAATATGGATGAGTTCAAGTATTACACGAAGAAGTATCCTGGTGATGTTAAGACAATGCAGGGCGCTATAAGTGGGGCCAAGGATGTTGAGGTTAGGCCAGAACTTAGCGCCAAGGCTAAAGAGTGGCTCAAGGGGCTAGATAGCGAATTCTCCCCCGATGAGATTGACGTTGAGGAACTTGAAAAGATTGTTGCGGAAGAGGAGAGGTCAGATTTTGCTAAGGCAGAGGAAGAAGCCAAGAGGTAGTAAATGACTATACGCGATATTGAAAAAGTAATCCTAGACAATAAAAAGTTAGACGACGACCAGAAGGAGTTTATTCTTAACAAGGCTGACGATATCTGGAAGAATCACCCGGATGTCATGTACCGTTTCCCTAGGTGGCTGAAGTATATCGCGTGGGTCGCTGGGTACCAACTGTATGATTACAACAGAACTGTAAGGCGGCTCGTCGAGGTCCCCCTGGACCGCAACAGGGCCATCATTGTCAACAGGCTCAGGCCATATGTCAGGACAATCCTTTCCAAACTTGCTGAAGACAAGGCGGAAATGAGCGTTATGCCAAATAGTACGGAGTCCGAAGATATCCAGGCCGCTAGAACAGCCGACAAGGTTATCGACGGCTTGATGTACAAGATGAACTGGCAACAGATTGTCAACGACGTGCGCCTGTGGGCCGTTATAGCAAACAGGGCTTTCTTCCGCGTCTATTGGAACGATGATGAGCAGGGCGTGGTTGCGTATGACGAGAACGGCGCCACATATGACGAGGGCGACCTTATGATTGAGTCTGTTAGCCCATTCAACGTGAGAACTGACCCATCGTTCTTCACTAGGGATAAGTGGAGGTTCCTGGTCTACGGCGACGACATGGATGCCAGCGATTTGGAAAAGAAATATAAGTTGAAATCAGGCACCCTGAAGGCCAAGTCGGAGCATGAGATAGAGGGCGAACTTGAATATACCATGCCCGATGATGTGGACTCCATCTTCTCGCCAAAGGTTAGCACCACAGAGATTGCTGGGCGCCTAGTTAGGTATATGGAATTTTGGACCAAGAAAATATGGGTCTTTATGGCTGGAAGTAAGGTTCTTGACTACGGGGCCAATGATTACAAGGAGATTCCTTTCTTCGGGGTCGAGGAGAGGTTGATTCCTATTGAGTCCTATGAAAAGAGTATGCCGTATAACGAGAGCCTGATTAAAGACGCTATTCCGCTACAGCGTGAGTATAACAGGCAGTATTCTCTTATCAGCCTCGCCCTTGAGCGTGCTAGCAAGATTAAGATTATGAATCCGGCGGGCTCCTTGCTTTCAAAGAAGCAGTGGACTAACGACTATGGGGTTTTCGTTGATTATAGCCCCATGGCCGGTGGAACGCCGTTCCAGGCTAAACTCGAGCCCTTCCCGCTGGAAGTCAATCAGTATAAGGCTGACCTGTCAAGCGAAATGGAACGCATTATGAGTTTGTCGCCAGTTTCGTTCGGCCAGTTACCCGAAAGGGCCAGCCACGCCTCTGGCGCCCTGGTCAATATCCTTCTTGAGCAAGACGATGCCGTATTGACCCCGCTTACCATGTGCATTAACCATGCCGCCGCTAGGGCATGGAGTCTAGGGCTTCAACTTGTTCAGAATAATTATGTGACCAGCCGCATTGTTAAACTTGTTGGCAAAAGCGGCTCTGATGATGTGGTTAAGTTCCAGGGTTCTGACATTAAGGGTAACACCGACGTTCGCGTCGTGACACAGGCTGGGCTCCCCAAGAGTAAGGCCCTTAGAATTGAATACATCATGAAATTACGCGAAATGGGTCTTCTGCAAGACAACAAGACTGTCCTCGGGATGCTGGAATTCGGAAACCCCGAAAAGTTGTTCCAGGATGAGTTCATTAACGAGCAAAGGGCTTATCGAGAAGACTCGATGATTGAAAAGACGGTTGACATAGACCCTAAATCTACGGGGCTGTGGGTTTATAAGTATGAAGACTTTAATTCGCACCTAAAGATTCATTTGCGCTTTAGGATGGGCATTGAGTATGAGAAACTGAAGCAAAATCAGCAACAGGCTTTGGATTATCATATTGACGCCACCATTGCCGCACAAAGCGGCAAACCGATAGAAGAGCCGCCCCTTGGGGCTCCCGTGGGCGGTACCTCGCCTAATGAACCCGGCGAATCTCCGCTAGAAGGTATTCCTCCTGGTGAAATGGAACAGAATTGGGCACCAGAAGAGGAAGAAATTCCAGGCGGCAAGGATTACTTTGCAGGGGAGACAGGAGAAACCGCTGTTTCAGAAGAGGATTTAAATGGGTGAATTTGATTTCGAAAGCGTCCAAGCGAAACTTGGCAACGCTGGGGATAACGTCGAAGAGGACATGGAAACAGACGCTACCCCCGACGCATCATTCGACATGGATGATGTGACACAGGACGAAGACGAGGATTTGTCAGAAGACCTCTCCGCAGAGGCACCAGAAGACGAAGCCCTAGAGCGTTCTGTCGTACAGAAGCCAGCGGACAAGGCGAAGACTGGCGTATCCGTGGCTGATAAGGGAACCCCGGCCCCACAGGCCGGCACGCTGACCCCTGAACAGCAGGCGGCACTACAGCAGGCAGTAATCTCAGTCGTTGGCAAAGATGCCGTCGTAAAAGTTCTCGGAACTGAGCGGCGCGTATCCGAAATGACGCCTATGGAACTCACTAATGCCTTACAAAAGGGTATCCGTGGAGACCAGATTATTGACGAACTTAGTAAATATCGTCGTGGTCTTGAGGCGTC